CACATTGTAAAACAAGGTGGAACTGCATACTACAATTCAGCTGTACAAGTTGATGGTGGTTCGGTTACTCCAGAATGGCAAGGTGGTTCAGCACCTACAGGTGGAAACACTAACTCTCTTGATGTTTATACATATACAGTTATTAAAACTGCAGATGCAACATTTACAGTTTTAGCATCGCAAACACAGTTTGCATAATAGGAGGAAGTTAATACTATGCCAATTATAGGATCATTTGCAGCAGGATCAGCAGGAGGTTTCGGCCAACGTAAAGGAGCTGGCGCAAAAGAATTATCTGAATTAGGAATTATGATTTTAGCCGGTGGCGGCGGTGGAAATGGTTGGACAGGATCAGCCAACGGTGGTGCTGGTGCAGGAGGAATGAGAGTTTTTACTTGTCAAGCTATTACATATACTGAACCTTTACCTGTAGTAATTGGTGCTGGTGGTGCTGGTGGAGCAGCTCCTCCAAGATCAGGTTGTCAAGGTGGAGATACAACATTTAATTGCCTAGCCGCTAGTGGTGGTGGATTTGGTATAAATCCAGGCGGTTCTGGTGGTGGATCAGGTCACCAAGGAACAGGCGGAACAGGAAACATTGGTGGTTACTCTCCACCAGAGGGTGCTAATGGTGGTTCATCTGGCGGTGGCTGTTATGCTGGATCAGGAGGCGGAGGCGGAGGTGCTTGTGGCACAACAGGTTCGTCTGGTGGTTCTGGTGCTAGTCCAGGAGGCGGAGGACCAGGTGGTCCAGGAACTTCTGTAGCTCCTGTATTTGGCCCAACTCAACCTTTTTATGGCACAGATGGTGCAACATTTGCTGGCGGCGGTGCCGGCGGTGGTTATAATGTTAATAGTGGAGGCAGCGGTGGAACTGGCGGAGGCGGTGGTTATAATACATGTGCGGCTGCTAACAAAGGTGCTGGAGGAGGTGCAACAAATGCTTCATGTAGTGCAGGAGGAAATGGTTCAGATGGTAGAGTATTTATAAAAGTACCATCAACTAATGCTTATACAATTTCTGTTACACCTGGTACAAATACAGTAGTTCCTCAACCTGATGGTTCAGTTATTGCAAATTTTAGTGTGAGTGGTTGTTTTATTGTAGAATAAAAATATTTATATAGAAAGAATAAAAAGTGTTTTTGAATAAAAATTCGTTTTGTATTATTCCTAATGCAGTACCAATTCATATTTGTGATAAAATAATTAAATATGGAAATGAACACAAACAAAAAATGGCAGTTACAGGAAATCTAAGTAATAGAAAAAAACCTTTAACACAAAAAGAAATAAAACAATTAAAAAAACACAGAAATTCAAATATTACATTTTTAAATGATTGGTGGATTCAAAGACATATATTTCCAGCTATAAAAGAAGCAAATATTATATCAAATTGGAATTTATCAATTACCGGTCATGAATCTATGCAATTTACTAAATATGATAAAGGACAGTTTTATGATTGGCATTATGATTGTTGGATTGATCCATATAAAAATAATACTATAAGAAAATTATCTGTAACAGTATGTTTAAGTGATGAAAACGATTTTGAAGGAGGAGATTTAGAATTTGCTTTACAAGATAATAATGCAAAAAAACCTTTAAAAAAAATATATAGAATTTGTAAAGAAGTTAGAAAAAAAGGTTCTTTAGTTGTTTTTCCATCTTTTTTATGGCATAGAGTAACACCTGTTATAAAAGGAACAAGGTATAGTTTAGTTATTTGGAGTACAGGAGAACCATACAAATGAAGAAAGAATATCCTAAAACATTAAAAAGAAATGATTTATTTCCTACACCCATATGGCATGAAGATTGCCCAGAATTTGTTGATGAATTAAATAAAGCATCTGACCCACATATTAAAGATGCTAAAAAAAGAATGAAAAAAGAAATTGATAATAGAAATAAAAAATTTGGTAATAAAAAAGATATGGGTTTTGTATATCATTCTAATTCTTTAATAAGTGATAAAAAGTTTGAAAAATTATTTAATTATATAGGTGCAACGTCTAATAATTTATTATTAGAAATGGGATTTGATTTAACAAATTATCAAGTATTTATAACAGAAGCTTGGGTTCAAGAATTTGCTGAAAGCGGAGGTGGTCATCATATGTTACATACACATTGGAATGGACATATATCAGGTTTTTATTTTTTAAAAGGTAGTGAAAAAACTTCTAGACCTTATTTTGATGATCCAAGATCAGGAAACATGATGAATTTATTGCCAGAGAAAGATAAAACTTTAGTTACATATTCTACAAGTCAAATTAATTATGAACCAAGACCAGGAAGAATTATGTTTTTTCCATCTCATCTACCACATTTATTTAGTGTAGATAATGGTTATGAACCTTTTAGATTTATACATTTTAATTGCCAAGCTATACCAAAAAGTGTTTTGAAATAATGTCTTTTAAAAAAAACAATTATAAAATAGTTAGAAATGCAATCTCACAAGAATTATGTTATTTTTTATACACATATGTCAATCTTAAGAAAAAAGTTTTTGATATATTAAGTCAAACAAATTACATATCTAAATATAACGATGATTATGGGTTACACCATGATCCACAAGTACCTGACGCTTATTATACTCATTATGCAGATATAGCTATGGAAAATCTTTTAAATTTATTAAGACCCATAATGGAAAAACATACTAAATTAAAATTAGTAGAGACATATTCTTATTTAAGAATTTATAAAAAAGGTAATGAATTAAAAAGACATAAAGATAGAGAAGCTTGTCAAATCTCTTGTACTTTAAATTTAGGAGGCGATATTTGGCCTATATTTGTAGAACCATCTGGAAAAATTAATAAAAAAGGTAAAAAAATAATTCTTTATCCAGGAGATTTAATGATATATAAAGGATTTAAAATTGAACATTGGAGAGAACCATTTGAAGGCAACATTTGTTCGCAAGTATTTTTACATTATAATGATGTTAATAGTAATTATAAAGAAAAATACAAATTCGATCAAAGACCTTTTATTGGATTGCCAAATGATTTCAAAAATGTTAAAATAAACTTTAACAGGTAAATTAATATGGCTAAATTTGCAGAAATAAAACAAGTTCCCGATGAATTTGATCCATCTAAAAATGTTTGGAGAGTTCAAAGAGTAGTTACAGTTTGTAATTCTATTGTCTCACATAATGGAGACGTTGCTGGTGAAGAATGGTGTAAAATTTTTTTTAAAGGTGGAACTTGGAAACAAACATCATATAATACTAGAAATGGAATTTATTATACACCAAATGAAAATTCACATATAAAAATTCAAGATTCAGATCAAACTAAAGCATTTAGACATAATTACGCTGGAAAAAATTATGTATATGATTTTGAACATGATGTTTTTTATTATAAGCAGCCTTATGCAAGTTGGACTTTAAATACTACAAATTATCAATGGGAAGCACCTATACCAACACCAACAATTAAAAAATATATTAATTCAGAAAATAATGAAATACAACATAGTATAACTTGGGACGAAACTAATCAAAAATGGTTATCAACTTGTATGGAAAATAGAAATTGGGAATGGAATACAAGTACATCTCAATGGGACGAAATTCTTTAGAAAACTTTAAAAGTTATTTAGAAAACATAGAGTATCCTAAATTTAAAACTTCTTGGGGTATATCTGGAAGTATAAAAGGACACAATGCTTTTTATAAATTTGATATTAGTCCAATTTGTAAATTTAAAAAAGGAATAGGAAAGTTACTTTCTCCTACTTCAAGAGCAGATAAAATAGTTTTTGAAAATGATAAAAATTGGTTAATATTAGATATAGAAGAAATTAGAAATTATTGTGGTAAAAAAAACGTTGTTTCAATTGATGATTTGATATCTAATCTAGAATGGAATATAGTACTACCAAAATAATAAAAAGCATATATAATGAGGTGCTATGCTTCAGAAAATACAATTTAAGCCAGGGTTTAACAAACAAGCTACAGAGACCGGAGCTGAAGGTCAATGGGTAGATGGGGATAATGTACGTTTTAGATATGGTCAACCTGAAAAAATAGGTGGTTGGCAACAATTAGTAGACAATACAATAGCAGGTCCAGTAAGAGCTCAACACACTTGGACAGATTTAACAGGTAAAAAGTATGCAGCTTTGGGAACAGCTAAAGTTTTAGTTGTTTATTATGAAGGCGCTTTTTATGATATTACACCTATTAATGCAGATCAAACAGGTATTACATTTGATTCAACTACAGGTTCCGCAACAGTTACAGTTAACCTAACTGGACATGGTTTATTAGAAGGAGATTATTTTAAATTTAAATCTGTAACATTACCTGGTGGAGGAGTTACAGATTACACAACAGGTGATTTTACAACCAATGCATTTGAAGTTATCAGTGTTCCAACAGGAAATACTTTTACAATTACCATGCCATCAAATGAAACTGGCACAGGAATGTCGGCTCAAGGTTCAGCAACATTAAATTCATATATTACAGTTGGTCCAGTATTTCAAACTCCTGCTTATGGTTGGGGTACAGATACTTGGTCATCAGGTGCATGGGGGGAAGAATCTTCTACAACAAATGTAACACTAGACCCTGGTTCATGGTCCTTAGATAATTATGGTCAGTTACTTGTTGCAACAGTTAGAAATGGTGCAACATATACATGGAATCCAGGAACAGCTGGAGCTTTAGAAACTAGAGCTGCTGTTGTATCAGGAGCTCCTACAAAATCATTAATGAGTCTAGTATCTGATAGAGATAGACATTTGTTTTTAATGGGAACACAAACAGATTTAGCAGATTCAACATCACAAAATAAAATGTTTATTAGATTTTCAAATCAAGAGGATATCAATACATGGCAACCTACAGCAACTAATACTGCAGGTACATTTTTAATTGACCAAGGTAATGAAATTATAACAGCGGTTCAAGGTAAGGATTATGTATTAGTACTCACGGATCAAGCAGCTTATGTATTACAATTCGTTGGTCCACCTTTTACATTTAGTATTAGACAAGTAGGAAGTAACTGTGGATGTTTAGGTCAACATGCAGCAGTCTTTGCACAAGGGGCTGTCTTTTGGATGGGGTTTGGTGGAGGCTTCTTTATGTATGATGGTACTGTAAAACAATTACCATCATTAGTTGAAGACTTTGTATTCACGACTCAAGGAAACAATTTAGGATATAATGCAGATGCAAATCAAATAGCATATGCTTATCATAATTCATTATATAATGAAGTGGGCTGGTATTATGCAGCCAGTGGTTCAACGCAAATAAATAGAAATGTTGTATTTAATTTTTTAGAACAGACTTGGACAACTGGATCATTAGCTAGAACCGCATACTCAGATAATCATACTTATGCTTTACCTTATGCTTCACAATTTACTACAAATGGTACTCCAAGTTTTCCAACAATAAATGGTGTAACAAATACATTTGGATCTTCTAAATTTTGGGCTCATGAGGTAGGAGTAAATGAAGTAGACGCTAATGGTGTTTCAACAGCAATTACTTCTTACATACAATCAGGAGACTATGATTTAGATGCACAACAAGGAATGGCGGGAGATGGTGAAAATATAATGAGAGTATCGAGATTTATACCTGACTTTAAAAACTTATCCGGTAATGCAAAAGTTACTATGTTTTTTAGAAACTATCCTAATCAAGCCGAACAATCCGATTCCAATGGTCCATTGATTACTGGTCCATTCACTTGCAATAGCACTACAACTTATGTTAGTACTAGGGTAAGAGGACGACAAGTAAGTTTAAAAATAGAGAATGATGCAGTAGGTGAATCTTGGAGATATGGAACTTTAAGATTAGATATAGCTGCAGGAGGTAGAAGATAATGGCAAAGATTACAGCAGTAATACCGGAACCTACTCAAGAATATGATGAGTCTAATCAAAGACAATTAAGAGAAGGTTTAGATACATTAAAGAATGAATTGAACTTTGGTTATCAAGAAGATTTAAAACAAGAGCTACAAAGATTTACATGGTTTAATATGAGGTTTGGTTGCTAATGAGTTGTAACAATGTAAATACAACAGGATCTACAACTCCATCATCTGCAGAGATAGATTTTTATCTTGCAGTTGCTAAAGGAGATTTTACTGGTTATTCAAATGTAAGTAAATTTGGAATTAACCCTACAGTTGGATCTGGTGGTTTTGAATCTATGTGGGAAGGAAGTAACTTATATCCTTGGCCAACTGCCAATGCAACTTTAAGTGTTGTTAGTGCTTCTGCAAATGATGCATCGGGTGGAACAGGTGCAAGAACTGTAGAAATACAAGGATTAGATTCCAGTTGGAATTTATTAACTGAAACGGTAACCATGAATGGTACAACACCTGTTGTAACAACAGGATCTTTTTTAAGAGTATTTAGAGCAAGAGTGGTCACAGCAGGTTCTCTAAAATCTAACGCTGCTCAAATTACAATGTCTTCTGGTGGTACTGCATTAGCTTATATAAGCTATGACACGATTGGTATGGGTCAAACTTTAATGGCGGTATATACTATACCCGCTGGAAAAACAGGTTATATTATAAATTTAAATGTATCTTCTTCTAAAGATAGTGAACATAGATTTAGATTTATGACAAGAGATAATGCAGTTACTGATGCCGCTTGGAATGTAAAAGAATATATGTCTGCAAGAGGAGGTTTTAGTAGCTGGAGAAAATATGCAATAAACAAAGTAACAGAAAAAACAGATATAGATTTACAAGTTATTTCTAATTCTACGTCTGCAGCATCAGGAGGTTTTGAGTTAATACTCATTGATAATTAATGGCAAACTTTTATAAAAATTCTTTTTATGATCCGAGCACAACAGATGCTGTAACTTTATATACAGCTCCTACTAATGCTAATGCGATTGTACAAAATATACAAATAACTAATCAATCTGGATCTAAAAATGTAACTGCTAGAGTTACAGATTTTTCTGCATCTACTTCTTATATTGTGGCATATGCTGCAGTAACTGGACCTACTATATGTAATATAGCTAAAGGACCAATTATTTTAGAAGAAAGTGATTCTATATCTCTTGAATCTACTGATACATCTGCTATAAGTGCTACCATAGCACTGTTAGAAATTAGCAGAGATGATCAGAATGGATAAAGTAATTAAAATAGAAACAGAAACAAAACAAACTTTTAGAAGTAAGTCTACTAACAAAACTTATGACACTAAAGAAGAGTTTTTAAAGTTTCACCAAGAAGATGATTTAGCAGTGGATACTGCTGTTACAGTAACTAATAAAGGATTAGACTTATTACAAAAAGTGATGGGAAGAAAGTAATTATGCAAGCACCACGAGGTGGTACCGAGTTACAGTTTGAGTATTTAAGAAAATATGTTGATTCAAAGTTATTGGATCAAGTACAAATATGTACATCCGTACCTGAAAAAATTTCACTACATCCAACAAAGATGAATATACTTTGGCAAAAGAATTCATATGATCAACCGAATCTTGCGCCATGGTTCAAGGATAAATTGAATCATTCTAAATATGATTGGTATGTATTTAATTCACATTGGAACTTTGAAAAATTTAGAATGTTATTTGATATACCAACAGAGAAATGTTTAGTAATAAAAAATGGTATTGATAATATTAAACCTAGAGATTTAAATCAAAAGAAAGATAAGATAAAACTTATATTTCATCCAACCCCTTGGAGAGGATTAAATGTTATGTTAGCAGCAATGCAATATATTAAAAATCCTAAAATTGAATTAGATGTTTATTCATCTTGTGAAGTATATGGTCAATCTTTTAAAGATGCTAATGATAAGCAATGGCAAGGTCTTTATGATCAAGCAAAACAATTACCTAATGTAAATTATATTGGTTATAAGCCTAATGAATATATCAAAGAACATTTACATGAATATGATATATTTGCTTATCCAAATATATGGGAAGAGACTTTTTGTATATCTGCTTTAGAAGCAATGGCAGCCGGTCTATATACTATTACAACTAACTTTGGTGCATTATATGAAACTTGTGCTGAATTTAGTTCTTACATTCCTTATCAAAAAAACTATTTAAACTTAGCTCAAAACTTTGCTTTTGCAATTGAGTCTGTTGCAAATAGATTAGATGCTGAAGGTGTTAAAAAACATTTACAAATGCAAATTGATTATGTGAATCAATATTACAGTTGGAATAAACAAGGCTCAGCCTGGACAAGATTTTTGAAAGGAGCACTAGATGCAAGATCCAAGTAAACCAATATGGGTAAATAAACCACAAACAAAAAGTACTAATGCACCTGTTATATTTGTAGCAACTCCAGTTCATAGTGAAGTTTCTATTCATTACACTCAATCACTATTAAAGTTTCAACAAGACTGTTTAAATTCAGGAATATTAGTTTCTTTTTCGTTATTAAAATCATCATTAGTTACTCAAGGAAGAAATCTATGTGTTTCTAATTTTTTAGAAGAATGTAAAAAAACACCTTATACTCATTTTTTATTTATTGATTCCGACATTGAATTTACATTTCAAACTATTATGAAAATGGTTGCTGCAGATAAAGATATTATAGCTGCACCTTATCCATTAAAACATGTAGATTGGGATAAAATTGCTAATCGAATAAAGACTCGAAATATTGAAGATGGAGATACTATGTCAAAACATGGTTTTACATGGCCTATTAAAATGGAGAATAGAGAACAGATTAATGTTATTAATGGTGTAGCAGAAGTATCTCACGCCCCAACTGGATGTATGTTAATCAAAAGAGACATATTTTATAAAATGATAGAGGCTTTTCCAGATAAAAAAATCAATCAACCTACTATTATTAATGGTAAGCAAGTTGAAAAAGAATTTATGTATAATTTCTTTGATTGTTATCATGAGCCCGAAACTAAACGATACTATGGTGAAGACTTTGGCTTCTGTAAAAGATGGACTGAAATAGGAGGTAAATGTCACATTTTAGTTGATGAATATATCACGCATGTAGGTGAATATAAGTATACTGGTCGTTTGTTAGATGATTTGAGCTTTACTAAAAAGATTGACTAGTCTATAAAAACCTAGTAAATTACTAGCTTTCAGGTATCATTCCCTGCTTATTTATATTATAAACTATTAAACTATGGCAATATCTAGAATGCAGATGAACAGACAATTATACGCAGGAGGTGGTATCATGGATGTCACTCCTAGAGAAAAATTTGGTTTAGGAAGCTCACTTAAAAAATTTGTAAGAAAAATTATACCTAATGAAGTAGCTGATATTGCTACTAAGGCAGCTCCTTTTGTAGCTCCATTCAATCCATTACTTGCAGCAGGTATGGCTGGTATAGGTGGGTTTGATCAAACAGGTAGTATTAGTAAATCACTAAGATCCGGTGCCTTGACTTATGGTTTAGGAAATTTAGCTAGAGTAGTAGGTGGTGCAGGACCACAATTTGGATTAAAGGCTCAAGGAGCAGGGACCGGGTTTGGTAGTTACTTTACTTCACCTATGTCTGGTCAACAATTGTTTGGTGCTCAAGCACCTGTTGTAGATTCAGGAGCTACAGTTCAATCTTTAGACGAGATAGTTGGACCAGGTGGAGGTATTGAAGAATATTTATATAAAACAGATCCAAGTAAATTAACTTTAGGTCAACAGGCAGATATAATTGCACAACAAGTTAGTGGCGGTACACCTAAGACAGGCTATTCAGATATTCTTGGAAGAATAGTTGGTAAAGATGCAACCTTAGGTCAAAGAACACAAGCTATAAAAGAACTAGGTGGTAAGGCTTTAAAAGATATTTATACAACTGATAAAGGTAAAGTAGATAAAATGGCATTAGCTGGAACTATTGCTGGAGTAGGTAGTTATTTAGAAGCTAAAAAATTAGCTGAAGATGCAGGTTTAGTAGATGAAGGTGAAGAATATACAGAAGAAATGTATAATGCAGACAAAGCTAAGTATGCAGAAAAATATGGTGAATATTTAACACCAGAAGCTTTTGGATTAAAAGATGGTGGTAGAATTGGTTATGCTAATGGTTCTGGTATTTCAAGTATTAAACTTGAAGATAAAGATTATAACTTTATGGATTTAATAGATAAAGAAGGCGAAGAAGATTACTACATAAAAAAAGCAGAAGAGTTAGATAGAAAATATAACCCACAAAATTACACTCAAATCTTACCTAAAGAAAAACCTATGGATCAATACATGTTAAATGAAATTATGAGTGAGAGAGGTATGAATACTTTATCTGAAGAAACTAGAGATGAAGCAATGAAAATGTATGCAGAAAGAGCTTTTAAAAAAGGACAGATATCTGAAGCAGAATACAATGAAATTATGGGTTATAAAAAAGGTGGTAGAGTTGGTTATAAAGATGCGGGATTTACTACTGTAAAAGATTTAGGTATTGAAAAAGAAGAAATTGAACCAAAATTTCAATATGATCTAAAAGATTTAGATATTGAAAGAGACAAGTCAAAAGTTTTAGTAATGGATAAAGATGGTAGTACAAAAATTATGGATAAAGAAATAGCTGAAACTTTAGGTTTAAAAATAATTGCAGATAGTTTTGATACAGAGCTAATGAAAAAAGCTAAAGGTGGTAGAGTTGGTTATAAAGATGCCGGACTTAGTAGTTTAGCTGACTATGAAAGACAAGAAAGATTAGCTGAACTAGAATCTTTAATTGATAAACTTATGACAGAAGAAGGAATTCAAGATAAAGGTTATGCTGCTCGATTGGCAGGTGATTTAATCAATATGAAAAATAAAGGTATAGACTCCGATAGATTAAAATTCCTTAATGAAAAAAGTGCTTTATATGCTTTACCTACAAATATGAGACCTGAACCTGAATATTATGATGCTTTAAATGCTTTAGAGAAAAGAACTAACAGAAAACTAGGTTCACCAGAAAAAGGCGAGGAAGGTATTGTATCTTTAGATATAGATATGGGTGATGATGAAGATAATATGATGATGGCTGATGCACCTGGTATTACTTTTACTACATCAGAAAAAAGTTACTTATTTAAAACTTTAGCTGGACAAGGTGGATCTGATAGATCTTTTACAATGCCACAATTATATGGAATATTAAACAATCCAAATACTCCTACAAATATAGGAGATGCAAAAGCTCTAAAAGCTTTCTTAAAAATGAAAGGTTTTAAAACAGGTGGTAGAGTACAATATGCTATGGGTAGCCCAGAACAAAATGCAATGGCGGCCTCTGAAGTATCAGGAATACCTTTAAATATAAACCCTGCAGGAGCTACAGAATTGGACATGAGAGATACTGGTGGATTTGTTCCTCCAGTTGGTGTAAAAGAAAAGGCAGATGATATTCCCGCAATGTTGTCAAATAATGAATTTGTATTTACAGCTAAGTCTGTAAAAGAAATGGGTGACGGTGACGTCAATAAAGGTGCACAAAGAATGTACGCTATGATGAAAAAATTAGAAAACGGAGGAAGAGTATAATGGCAGAACAAACAACAATATCAAGACCAGCACCGTATTTAGAAGCGGCAGGTGAAAAATTTATAGATCTAGCATCACAACTAGCCGGTCAACCAGTTGATACAAGTAAATTTGCACCCACGATTGCAGGACAAAATGTTTTAACACAAGCAGCACAACAACAAGCCGCAACTCAAGCGGGCCTTGGTGCTTTAACCTTTGATCCAACAACTGGAGCAGTTACTGGTGCTGGTGCAGGAACAGGTGTTGCAGGCTATCAACCATTTTTACAACAAGCTGCAGCTTACTCTGGACCAACCGCTTATCAACAGTTTATGTCTCCTTATCAACAAGAAGTTATTGATACATCTTTATCAGAGTTTGATAAACAAAGACAAATTGCAAGACAACAATTATTGGGTTCACAAGTTGCACAAGGTGCTTTTGGTCAAGGTAGAGGACAAATTGGTGAAGCAGAATTTGCTGCACAATCTTTACAAGACAGAGCATTATTAGAAGCACAATTAAGACAGCAAGGATTTAGTCAAGCACAACAAGCCGCGGCTCAAGCACAAGCTCAACAGGCAGGTCTTGCTTCATTACAACCTTCATTAGCACAATCACAAATACAACAATTAGGTGCTGCAGGTACAGGAAACTTAGCTTACCAACAAGCAATACTAGATGCGGCAGCTCAAGGAGCTCAAATGTCTGCATACGAACCTAGAGAAAGATTAGGATTCTTAGGTTCAGCAATTGGTGGAATGTTATCTGGTCAGCCTCAAGCTTACTCAACTCAAACAACTGCACCAGCTGCAGGTTCAGTGGGTCCACTAGGTCAAGCTTTATCTACGGGTTTAAGTGTTTATGGTTTAGGTAGTTTATTTGGGAGATAATAATGGCATATAATGTTTTTAAAAGACCTATGTTTAAACGAGGTGGCTCGACTACCGGAACAGGGATCATGTCTCATGTTGAGTCTAAAACAATAGGTGGTGGAGCTATTAGTGGAAATAATATGTCCAATAATAGAACAGGATTTCAAGCGCCTATTCTAACTATTGGTGAAGGTATGGCTAGTGAATTAGCTAGAGGTAAACCTGGATTTACTTCTACACCTTTTGCTCAATATTCAAGTCCAATAGGACCAACTAGAACAGGATTTCAAGCAGCTTTAACTAGATTTCCAAGAGCTCTTCCATTAGGTTTATATGGAGCAGGTGCAGGACTAGGTATAGGCCTTGGTTCTTTAGTTGATTTTTATGCTCAATCTACCAAAACACCAGAACAAATGAGAAGAATTAAAGAAATGAGTGAATTTGGAATAATGGATGAAACAAATTTAGATGTAGGCGATGCTTTATCTTATATAAAAGCAGGTGGTGAAATAGGTGAAGCACCAGGATTCTTTCCAAGAGGTGGTAAAGAGAAATTTTTTAGAGATAGAGGTTTAGATTCAAACACAGGATTACCTATTGAAAAGAAAATAGAAGAAACTATTGTAGAGGAAAAAGAAAAACCAATAGTAGATCAAATAGAAATACCAGAACTAAAAGAAAAACCTACAGAAGAACAACCAAAAACTTTTGAAGATGTTTATGAAACTGAAAAGAAAAGAATAGAAAAGTTAATAGGTGATGATGACAATAAAGGTATGGTTGCAATTGCATTATCAAAAGCAATTGGAACACCTGGAACAATAGCAGATAAAGCTGCAGCTCTTAATGATCAATTATTAGGAATAATGAAAGGTAAAAAAGCAGAGAAAAGAGATATTGCTAAATTAGCTTACACTGCAACTAAAGAAATTGAAAAAGCTAAAATTGCTGCAGGTAAAGAATCTTATAGTGAGAAAATGGCTAACGAAATTAGACAATATCAAACTACACTAAGAGATCCTAAATCTAGTAAAGAAGCTAAAGACTATGCACAAGAACAACTATCTATATTAAAAAGTACAATAGATATTATAAATCCAAAAGCTAGAGAAGGTTTAACATCTACAGATACGGCATTACTAGCTGGATTAGAAAAAGCAGCAGATAAAGTTAAAAGACTTTCAAAAGACCCCACTTCAACAGCTTACAAAAACGCTTTAGATGAATATAATTTAGCTAGAGTAGCTGTTTCTAAAAATCCTAGTTTACTTGATTTTATAGAGTTAGCTGATGCTCAAATAAAAGCAACTCAAGGACTTAAAGATGGTGGGAGAGTAAATAGAGCTATGGGTACTCCTGAATCAGGTGAAACACCAACAGCTCCAGTACAAAAATTATCATTTGCAGAATTAAGAAATAGATTACCAAAAGAAATTACAGATGATGTGATTAGATTAATTTCAAGTAGTGAAGAAGCATTACAGGATTTTGCATACATCAGAACTCAAGGTGATGTAAATAAATTTAATATGAAATATGGGGTGAATGCAGTTCTGCCTGCCCAAGCGTAGGAGGTTAAATGGCTGAAGAAGATAAAGGTATATTCGGTGGTCTTTTTTCCGAACCTCAAGAAGAAATTAAACCAGAAACAGTTGGTGCATTAGATTATATTACTGATATTCCTGTAGGTTTTGTAAAAGGGGTTAGTCAAGCTGTTCAAGGGTTACTTCAAATGGGTGCAATGCCTATTGACTATTTAGCGGATACAAATTTAATTACTGCAATTGATAATATTTTTGAAAAGATAACTCCTGAAACAGATACCTCTGTTGGAGATATTAGTGCTGTCATAGGACAGTTTGCAATACCTGCAGGTGCTATGGTTAAGATAGCGAATGGTATTTTAAAATTAAGTAAAGCAAGTCAAATAGTAAAATTAAATAGTTTACCAACAATAGGTGCTAAAGGAGCTGAGCTTGCAAAAAGAGCAGGTTACTATGGTTCTATTGGTGGTATTACAGACTTTGCAGTATCAACGCCTGGAGATCTTACCACATTATCTGAAACACTTGGTTTTGGTGAAGCTTATAAAGGTGATGAATTAGAAGGCTCTGCAAAAGCTGCAGAATTTTTTAAAGAAAAAATTAGATTTGGTGCTGAAGGTGCTGTGTTAGGTGGTGGTATCACTGCTGCATTACCAGTTGCAGGAACAGTAGGTATGAAATATGGATTGATCCCAGCAGGTAAAGCTACGGCTTATGTAGGTGGTAAAGCATTGAGAGCTATAGACTATACAGTATTTAATCCATTAAGTAAAGTTATTGGTAGCGAAACGGTTGGAGCTGGTGCAAAAACCACAGCAGAATTTTTAGGTAATCAAACAACAGCTTTAAGAAAAAAATTAAATATACCAGATCCAAAAGAATGGAAATTTTATGACTCTAGTCCTAATGCACCTTTACAAGAAAGATTGTTAAAAAGATTAGACAATATTAAAAATGCATTTAAATCAGATGGACCCTTATCAATTAGTCAGGCAGAAGATTTAAGAAAATATGAAAACTTAGTACAAAAAGATGAGAAGACTTTAGTTAAGTTAATGAATGGTATTGATAAACAATTTAAAGAAATAGCTAAAGGTGCTGATATATTAGAACTTCCCAAATACTTACAAACAGCTAAACTAAAATATCCTAAACCAATTACAGCTGTTGACGATGCTATTTATTTAAAAAATAATGATGCACTATATGATTACATACAAGCTCAAAGAGTTGGTCAAAGAATTGATGGTAGAACTGTATATAAAGATTCAGAAGAAGCTTTAAAGTTTTTAGATAAATTACCTAAGAATGTACAGAACAATGCAAAAGAATTAAAAAGAAGAATTAATGATTTAGGATTACAGTATGGAAGATTGTTATCTGAAAATACTGATCAAGCTCTTAAAGATTTAGGTGCAACTATTGTTAGTAATGGTGGTGCATATCTAAAACAGGTGTTTAGTGTGATGAAAAATAAAGCTTATGAATTTGATCCAACTAAAGTAGCAAAAGCTAGAGATTTTTTTATTAAAACAACTATACCTAAAATAGAAAACCAAACTCCAGAAATCATAACTGATTTAATGAAGAGTAAAAATATTACTAGACAAGAAGCAATAGAATTATCAGCAGATAATACTATGGCACAATTAAAAAAATCTTTAATTGAAAGTAATAGAAGTCCTGAGACTTTATTTAAATTAATAGCTGACACATTTAAAATAGATAAAAAAGGTGTGTTATTAGATGTAGCACAAAAAACTATTAAAGAAGGTAAAGATGTTGGTGTGTTTACTTCTGAAGGTAAATTAATAAAAGCTGGTGGTGATCTACCTACTATCATGAAAAGAGTTATGGATGATGAAGGATTAGAAAAAGTTACTGGTGCATTCTTAGAACCATTAAAAGATTACAGAGCTGCTGTAACTGATACTTTTTTACAAACAGCTAAACAAGTACATAAGAAAAACTTTTTCGACAAGTTTGCAGATAATGCATTAGCAAATGGTTATGCATTTAGATCGGTACAAGATGCAATTAATAAAGGTGTGCCTAATGCTAACAATTTAACATCTGTTACTGCAGATTTAGCTCCTGGTAGTAAAACATTTGATTTATTTGAAAGTAAATTATTTAAAGAAGGTATCTCAAGAGATGGTACTAAACAAACTGGATTATACACGACTCCAGAAATAGCAAACGCGGTCAAAGGAACTGAAGAGTATTTAACAAGGATGTATGACATACCTTTATACAGTGCTTTGATGTCAGTTAAAGCTGCAGGTCAAATTGGTAAAACAGTATTCTCACCTATGACACAATTAAGAAACGTATCGACTGCATCATTCTTTGCATTAGCGAGTGGATTAATTGGTGGTAGAGTTAGTTTAACAGATGCATTTAAATTAATGGCTGATGATATTTTTCCAGGTAAATTTGTAAGTGCTGCAGATGTAGCTAAGAAAATGGAAGATAGAATAGCTAGAGGTGTTGTAGATCAAAACATTGAGGTTAATGAAATTAAAACAGTTTTAGAAAAAGCTAAGAACGGTAAATTTACTTTATCTGCTTTAATGGAATCACCTATTGTTAAAAAAGCTTTTGATTTGTATCAAGGTGGTGATAACGTTTGGAAAATATATGCTGATGATTTTTATCAAGATGCATTAACAACAGCATTTAAACACACTACTAAAAAAGATATACAAGGTGATGCTGTTATTAGAGATAATATTATCGATTGGTATAGAACCGTTGGTAAACAAGATGATGTTGTAGCAGATTTAGTTAAAGCCAATGATGAAATAGCTAAAATAGATGATGCATTAAAAACTGCAGATAATGCAAACAAACAATCTTTATTAAATCAAAAAGAAAATTTAGTACAAAACTTTAAAGATATAAAAGATATATCAGCTTATCTAGTAACCAATACTATACCTACATATAGTAAAGTACCTGCTATTATTAAAAATATTAGAAACTTACCTCTTGGTAATTTCGTAGCGTTTCCGGCTGAAATTTTAAGAACAAGTGCACATTTAATTGAAATAGGTGCAAGAGAATTAACTAGTAATAATCCATATATTAGACAAATGGGAGCTAGAAGATTAGTTGGTGCAGCTTCAGTATTTGGTGGAACAGGTACAATTATTGCAGAAGCAGCAGAAAAAATTACAGGTGTATCACCAGAAAAAATGGAAGCATTTCAAAGATCAGTTGCACCGGATTATCAAAAGAACTCTACACTAATTCCTTTAACAGAATCTGATGAGAATGGTAACTTTAAATATTTTAACTTTTCTTACACTAATCCATATGACTCAATGGTTAGACCTATTAATGCAGTATTGAATGCATACGGTAATGGTACATTAACAAATCAAAGTGCAAGTAGAATTGTCTACAATGCTTTAATCTATGATACATTAAATGACACACCTGGAGCAATTACAGAATTCATAGCTCCATTTATTTCAGAATCAATTGGTGCTGGAGCTGTGGCAGACTTAACTGTTAGAGGTGGTAAAACAAAAGATGGTAGAACTATTTACTACCCACAAGATTCAGCTATGGAAGTAATAGATGCTTCACTAGGACATTTATTATCTCAATTAGAACCAGGTGCATCAAGAAGTTCAAGAAGAGTTTGGAAAGGTGTGACTCAAGACTTTACTGATTTTGGAACAACTTACGATGGTGCAACAGAAATGATTGCATTAATGTCTGGTCTTCGTATTGAACAATCAAAACCTATGGACAGTTTACCTTTTATAGTAACTTCATATTCAAAAGATTTAGAAAATATTCAGAAAAAATTCTCAGCAAATATTTACATTCCTAATTTAGATTTAAATGGAAGAATTGGATACATGACAGAATACTTGGTAGATAACTACGATACTCAAAGTAGAATGTATAGAGTTATTCAAGATATGCAAACAATGGGTGCTGACATTGGTGAAATAGAAGAAAAATTAGATATTAGATTAAAAAACAAGAGTAGATTAAATGCATTATTAAATGGAGAATTTATAGCCCCTAATATAAGTGAATCAAGAGTTGAAGGTCTAATTGAACAATTGTATGAAGAAAACCCTATAAAAGCATCTGAAATAGAAGATCAATTTGATACAGCAATTGATTTGTTTGAAGATATTAGATCTGATTTAGAAGCAATTGAATTAGGTGAAGGACCTGAAACTGTTAGAGAATTTATTAATTTTACATTAAATCCACCACCAGGACCAACACAGTCAGTTGATGTAGCTCTTAATTTACCACCACTTTCAGGAGCTAATCTAGGACCTGGAAATATTGTTGGAACTCCAGTTAATACTAGTTTATTATCTCAACAACCTTTAGGACAAAGATTTAATCTAACAACACAATTAAGTCCTAAAGAAAAAGAGGAATTTTTATTTGGTTAATTATGATTGACAAAGAAGCATATAGAAAAAATTTTCAAGGTGGTGGCGCTGATATGGGTGCTCCAGATAAAGCACAAGACAGAGCTGATAAAGGTTATGGAAATACGAGTGGACCACAAGATAAAGGTAGTCCAGAACAAAATAGAAATCAAAGAGACATAGTTGCAAATCAAGGACCTGACTATGAAAAAATAGATTATGTAGGTGACACTATATTTGGTCCTACACAAAAATACTCAGGTGATGGTTTCTTTTCTGGATATAGAAATTTAGATGCACAAGGTCAACCTTTAATGGGACTGGCTTATGTTGGTGATAGACTACAAAGTATGCTTACTCCAAGTAATATAATGGGTGGTATATTAGGATTAATTAATCCATTAGCTGGATTAGCTTTTAGAGGGGCAAATTATTTAAGACAAGAAATTCCTGAAACATTTAATCAATTTAAAAGCTCTAATACATTAGAAGAATTTAGAGATAAAGTTAGAGGCTATGGTAGAACTATGCCGGTAGTATCACCTACACCAATGTATGGTGGTATTGAAAGTTTAGGTGTTTCTCCAATTCAAGGTGTCATGCAGGTAGCTGATTTAACTGAAAAACAGAAAAAATTGTTAGATCAAAGAAGAGGTATGTATCCTGATATTTTAGGAGATCAAGAAATGTTAGATAATATTTCATCAGAAAATGATCCAAATAGTCCAGCAACCATAGATGATATACGAAGGTATTACGGGATAGTATAATGGCAAAACGTAAACCTGAAACATTGGATGGAATAATACAAGACTTATATGGTCATGTAACAGGTTTACAAAAAGACATTATAATAATCCGGGACAATCATCTCAAGCATATGCATGATGATATTGACAAACTCGATAAGAAAGTAGATAAGATCGAAACTAAAACAGATCAATTATTATATTGGATAATTGGTGGAGCTTTTACAACTATATTAGCTTTAACAGGTCTGTTTAATTTATTCTTAAAATAAGAAAGGTTTATATATGGAAAATAGTTTGTTGGTACATAAACACCTTATTGTTAGAGCAGAAATAAATAATCCACCAGTAGAAGAAAATTATTTAAAGAGCTGGTTAAATAATTTTATCATGGATATAAATATGAAAATATTTATGGGTCCATATGTAAAGTATTGTACTATGCCAGGTAACAGAGGTATTACCGCTGTTGCAATTATTGAAACCTCACATATTGCAATGCATATATGGGATGAAGTTAAACCTGCATTAATGCAGTTTGATGTATATTCTTGTGGTGAATTTGATCCAGAAAAAATATGTAAGAAAATACAGGAAGATTTTAAAACCAGTAAAATAGAATATAAGTTCTTGAATCGCGAAACAGGACTTGTAGATTTAAAATAAATAATTATATTAACCTTAGGTCGCTTTAGGAGGGCCTATACAATAACTGTCTAACAAGGAGGTTAATATGACAAATATAAGTACATTCCTAAATAACGCAATCGGTTTTGAAGACATGTTTGATAGATTTGACTATCTTACATCAATCAATTCTGGTTTTCCACACTACAATATAAGAAAGGCTTCCGAAGGTAAGTATATTATCGAACTTGCTTTAGCAGGATATAAAAAAGATGAAGTATCTGTTGAAGTAAAAGATGGTGTACTAATCATAGAAGGTAAATCAAAAGAAGATCTTTCTAATTATGTTCATCAAGGTATTGCTAAAAGATCTTTTAAAAGACAATTTCAATTAGCAGATTATGTTGAATGTAAAGGTGGTAAACTACAAGATGGTATGCTCAATGTTGAGTTAGAGTATAATCCACCAGAATCTAAAAAACCTAAAAAAATATCGATTGATTAAATCCAATCTTTAAGTTCATCGCCAGTTATTTTACTGGCGATGTTCATTTTATTTTTCAAAGCTTTTACAATTTTTTCATCAACAGTATCTTCTGCAATAATATCTATGTAAGTCATTTTTCTAGTTTGACCTGCACGATTTATTCTAGCCTCTGATTGTATTCTTTTTTCATAATCATAACCGTTAGCATAATAAATCATTGTGTTAGCACCTGTTAAGGTAATACCATAACCACCCGTTTGTGGTGTACCAATAATAAATCTAACAGGACTATTTGGATCTTGAATTTCTTTAATGGCTTTTTGTCTATCTTCATTTGAAGTATCACCATAATAAGTTACATAAGAATCTGCACCAAAGTTTTTTTCTACTGCATTGATAATAGCAGAAATGTCATGTCTATAGTGGGCCCATATAACTGCTTTGTTTTCTATTTCAGAAAGTATATCTACTAATGCATCTAGTCTTTCATTTTTAATTTCTTTAATAGTACCATCATCAGAAGTAAAATGACCACAAGTAATTTGATGGAGTCTCATTAACTGAACCATTGCAGATTGAGTTGTCATTTGTTTTCCATCTAACTCAGCCAATGCTAATATCTTCATTTGCTGATATAATTTCTTTTGTTCAGGACTTAATTGAATTACTCGTTTGGTGTAAACATAGTCAGGTAAATCTAAACAATCTTCTTTTAAACAACGATATGAAAATGGTTCTAACTTTTGGGATAACTCTCCAAGATTTCTGTAACCTACAACTACCTGTACGGATCTACCACCAAAATTAGCTGATCTCATTATTGCATATCTAGTTCTAAATGCATAATAAGAACCATAGTCTAATAAGTATTCATCTAAAAATTCACATTGTTTATATAAATCTAATGGTGATTTAGTTACAGGTGATCCAGTTAATATTCGTCTATATTTAGCATACTTACCAAGTGCTACAATATTTTTAGTTCTTTTAGCCTCAGGATTTTTAATAGTAGTAGATTCATCAATCGCCATTAATGTGTTATGGCAACTCATAAATTTAGCTGCGAAATCTAATCCTTTTTTAGTAGAGAATGCTTCAACATTCATAACTAGAATATGAAGTTTTTCACTAGACTTAAATAATTTATTAAGTTCAGTTTGTTGTTTTTGATTAATCATGGCTTTCCATAACACTACATCTTTTTCAATATGGTCTGCCATGTGTACAGGTATTTCTGTATCATACCAGTTTTGGTAAACACCTTTAGGTGCTATAATTAATGCACCATTAATTTTACCTTTGTCATACAACATAGAAATGTTATCGATAAGAACTTTAGATTTACCAGTTCCCATTTCCATAAAGTATGCAAATACTTCTTTATTCCAAGATTTTTCTAACGCAGTTATTTGATGCGCATACGGTTTAGTTTTAAATTTATAATTTATCATAATTTATTTATTGTCTTTCTATTGACAATCTATATAATAAAAGCTATTTACTTGTCAACCTCGAAAGTAAAAATAATTATGAGTGAATCTACAGTTTATATTATTCAAGAATTACCTGGGACTAGATCTGGTAATCCTAAATTTAATATTATGGGTGCGCAAAAATATGGCAAGCTTGTCACATTGTTGCCTGAATTTAGCCAAATTATTCTGTCACCTGGTCCTTTAATTTTTAAGTTAAGAAAACTTTTAAAAAATTATACTGATAAAGATTACTTGTTATTAACAGGTGATCCAGCTATAATAGGTGTAGCGTGTTCTATTGCCGCAGATATTACTGGAGGTAAATATAACCTCTTGAAATGGGATCGACAAGAACATACATACTACCCAGTAGAAATAAATTTATACGAAAAAGGAAACATAGATGACGGATAAAGAACGATGGGAGATACAGAACAGACTGTATCGTATGAAAGCAAGAAAGTTAGAATTAGAAAATTATATAAAAGTAACTAAGAAAGATATACAATTCATAAAAAATTTTAATTTGTTTGAAAGAGACAAAGACATTAAATTTTTAAGTTATATTTTAGGAGTTGTATTTATTTTTATTTTACATCTTGACAAAGTTTTTGATTTTTACTATATAAAATACAGAGCTTTTAAAATAATTAAAAGCACTAAGAAAGAAATAATAACTTTAACTAAGGAGATACAATACTATGAGTATAAACTTTGAGGCAGATCAAACTGAATCAATAACTCAAACTAATGATGCTAAAACTTTAGCTGATCAGATAATTAAGTTAAGAGATTTAGAAGATAAAATAAAAGTTGCTGAAGATAATTTAAAAAATTTAAAGCAACAAGCTGATGCTCTTTCAGGTGAAGTCATTCCTACAATGATGACTGAAATGAATATTAGTACAATGAAATTAGCAGACGGATCAGCAGTAGAAGTAAAACCCGTCTACGGTGCTTCCATTTCTATAGCAAAGAAAGAAGAAGCATATCAATGGCTTCGTGATAACGGCCTGGGTGATCTTATTAAAAATGAGGTTACTGTTTCCTTTGGTCGTAACGAGGATAACAAGGCAATTGCTTATGCAAACCTTGCACAAGGTCAAGGATTTCAACCTACCCAGAAATTAAAGGTTGAACCTATGACACTTAAAGCCCTAGTCAGAGAGCGTCTCGAATCTGGGCAAGAGATGCCCTCTGAACTATTTAATGTGTTTGCAGGAAACAAAACCAAAATAACCCGTGCATAAAGGAGTAATAAATATGCCACAAGAACAACTAAACAAGAAACAAGAACCAAACACAGCTATAACTGAAAAAGTTGCTGCTGGTGCATTATCTGTCAATATGTTTGAAGCTGATGCAAACCAAGGAGTAGGTAATCTAACTCAAGAAGATTTAGCATTACCCTTCTTAAAAATACTCGGACAATTGTCTCCAGAAGTAAATAAAAGAGATGGTAAATATGTTCAAGGTGCAGAACCTGGAATGATTTACAACTCTGTTACAGGAGAATTGTTTGATGGTGTTGAAGGAGTAGAAGTCATTCCTTGTCATTACAAATTAGAATATATTGAATGGCAAGATAGAGGCGAAGGCTCTGGAGCTCCAGTCGCTATACATCCATCTTCTAGTGATATTATGTCTAAAACAACTAGAGATGCTTCGTATAAAGATAGATTACCAAATGGTAATTATATCGAAAAGACTGCTTCTCATTTTGTAATAGTCAATTCTAAATCACCATCTACTGCTTTGATTGCCATGAAATCAACACAGTTAAAGATTAGTAGAAAGTGGAATAGTATGATGGCTAGTGTGAAAATGAAAGGTAAGAACGGTATGTTTACACCGGCTTCTTTCAGTCATACTTACAAACTAAGAACTACTCAAATGTCTAATGACAAAGGAACTTGGTTTGGTTGGGAAGTTAGTAAGATTGGTCCAGTGCAGGATGCTGCATTATATCAACAAGCTAAAAACTTCTCTGAAAATATTTCAAAAGGTGATGTGAAAGTTAAACATGGCGAATCTAATGGATCCGCTCAAAAAGAAGAATCTAACTTTTAATTACTTTATGTGTGGGCGAGCAATCGCCCACACAAACTAGAGACAGTTTATGAATAAAGAAAAAAGATTTATTGAAGCATTTGCAGGATTACAAAGAAACTTTGGTGTAGCTAATTTAAAAAATTTATCCATAGACCCAAGTACGGGTAAAGCTAGACCTATTTATGGTTGGGCACATAGAGAAATTAAAGATCAAGATTATTTAGATCATTTAAATGGTAGACAATCAATTGGTATTCAACCATGTGATGATAAAGGTATGGCACAATTTGGTGCTATAGATATTGATGATAAACAACACAGTTATTCTAATTTTCCATATAAAAAATATTTAGATATTATTGCAGAACATAAATTACCAATTGTTCCAGTTAAATCTAAAAGTGGTGGACTTCATTTATATTTATTTGTTAAAGAAAAAATAAGAGCAGTTACTATTAGAAATTTTTTAGAAGGATTACTGCTTACATTAAAACTTCCAACTAATATTGAAATATATCCAAAACAAACTGAGTTAGGTAAAGATGCAGAAGGTAATTGGAATATGGGTCAATATATTAATTTACCTTATTATAATAAAACAGAAAGAGTTGCATTTAATTTAGATGGTACAACATTTACCTTTGATCAATTTATAGAAGTTGTAGAAGCTAATACTTACACTGCAGATGAGTTAGAAGAGTTTACATTAGAACACACCAGGTCTTTATTAAATGGTGGTGGAGAAGAGTTTAATGATGGCCCACCTTGTCTTGCAATACTAACTAAAAATAAATTAAGAGATGGTAGAGATAGATTTTTATATAACTACATGGTGTTTGCTAAAAAGAAACATCCAGATGACTGGGAAAAAATGGTTATTGCAGCACCAGGAAAATATTTTGAACCCGGGGCAAATGGTGTAATTGATTGGACAGAAACTAAAACAAAACAAAAATTAAAATCTTGGGCGAGAGAAACTAAAGGACATACTTGTAATGAGGATCCAATACAACCAGTATGTATGAAAGCAGAATGTAGAAAAAGAACTTACGGGTATTTATCAGATAAAAAAAGAGTCTTTCCAGCATTATCAGGATTACAAAAAATAACTTATGCTGAACCACAATATACATTCAATGTAACATTAGCTGATGGACAAACTACAAAAGAAGTTAGAGCAAAAAATATAAAACAAATAATTGAATTAGATAATATTAGAGCAATCATTGGTGCAGCAGCTGATACAATACCACCAAAAATAAAACAAAATGAATTTCAAGATATATTAGATAATTTATTTCCACCTAAACTAACAACACCTCCACCAAAAGGTACTACTCCAGATGAATTATTAGAAGAGTATTTGTCTACATATTTACATGGACCAAAAGCAAAAACACATGCATCATTTAAAACTGGTGCAGTATTGATTGAAGATAATAATGCATACTTTGTGTATTCAAGTTTTTTTAATAGTTTAAAAAATAAAGAATGGAAAGAGAATAGAGGATTAACTGCAGAAAGAATGAAAAGATTATTTCAAGCAGAAACTGGTATAGGTAAAAGATTTCCAAAAGTATCAGGACAAACAGATTCTAATCCACCAGTTGATGTCATAAAAGTATCATTGGATAAATTTCCTGAACTTTTATCAGATGAAAAGAAACCTACTGAAAAAGTAATTGAGAACAAAAGAGAAAGTAATTTTTAATGATTAAAAAAATATTTGGTCCTCCAGGTACAGGTAAGACAACTACATTATTAAATTATGTAGATAAGTATATTAAAGAAGGAACCGATTTAAATAGAATAGGATACTTTGCTTTTACTAGGAAAGCAGCTAATGAAGCTAGAGATAGAATGTTAGAAAGAAATCCTCAATTAGATAAAAAGGATTTAAGATATTTTCAAACCTTACATTCATTTGCTTTTCATACATTAGGTATGAGTGAAGAAAATGTAATGCAACCAGTTCATTATGAACAGATAGGTAAAGAATTAAATTTAAGAGTTACAGATGCCGGTGATGAATCTGGTTATTTAAATTTTAATAGTGAATATTTTAAATTGATTAATAAGGCTAGAGTAAAAAATATATCCGTAGAAGATGAATTCAATACAAATGAATGGAGCGAAGATGTTGATTATGAAACTTTAGGTCATATTTATTTAAATTATAATTATTTTAAAGGTGAAACTTTATATGACTTTAATGATATGATTACAAAATTTGTAGATGAGAAAGAAAAATGTAAAGAGTTTGATGTCATATTTATAGATGAAGCTCAAGATTTATCTCCAATACAGTGGAAAATGTTTGATGTATTAAAAGAAAAATCAAAAGATATTTATTTAGCTGGAGATGATGACCAGGCTATCTTCGCTTGGGCTGGAGCGGATGTTAATAGATTTTTAAATGAACCAGCTGAAGAAGAGATATTAAGTTACTCAAATCGTATACCACCAGCAGTACAAGATTTAACGGATGTTATATTAGAAAGAATAACTACTAGAAAACAAAAAGATTATGAACCTAAAAAAGGTATTGAAGGATCTGTACAACACATTTATAATATGGACCATTTAGATTTAACTAAAGGTGAATGGCTAATATTAACTAGAACTACATATCGTTCAGATGAAATTTCAAAACAATTAAGACAAAATAATTTATATTTCAAAAATAGATTTGGTAAAAGTTTTAACACTAGATTATACAAATCAGTATTAAACTTTAGTCAATTATGTAAAGGTGCTGCGCTATCTACAGCAGATGCAAAAGAATTAACAGAATACTTATCTCGTTCTCCAAATTTTTCAGATAAACAGGCATTATATAAATTATCGGATTTTAATTATCAATCGGAAGACCTCTGGTACAATGTATTTACAAAAGCAGATCAAGAGGATTGTTTATATATTAGAACAATGTTGTCTAATGGAGAAAAACTATCACAAGAACCTAGAATAGAAGTATCAACAATACATGCTGCAAAAGGTGGTGAATGTGAAAATGTAATTGTTGTTTTAGATAATGCTAAAAAGATAAGAGATTCAATAGAAAATAATATTACAAAATCAGATGAAGAGCATAGAGTCTGGTATGTAGGTGTGACTCGTACAAAAGAAAATTTATACTTATTGAAACCAAAGAAGGAGCGTTATGGCTATTCTTTGTAACTTTCAACCGATCGGGATAGAAGAAAGTCTCAGTGGAGAGTGGCAGCTTCACGTCTTAACAGGCGACGTTGGTTCGGGTTCTTCGACTCCCAGAATTTTTATCATACCCGTTAAACCAATTACTGCCACATTAACTTAAAGGAGAAATATGACACACAAAGATGACATGGAAAAATTATTTCCACAAGATAGACAGATAGGCGGGAATCACTATAAGTCTTTTCACATTCAACCCTATGAATTCATTTCTAAGAACGACTTGAGTTTTTTTCAAGGAAATGTTATTAAATATGTTTGTCGTTATATGAATAAAAACGGCATAGAAGATTTAAAGAAAGTAATTCATTATTGTGAATTAGAAATTAAAAAGATAGAGGATACAAATGGCAAAAGAAAAAGGTAGACAATGGGATGGTCGATCAAGGCCTTCTAGTGATTTGTATAAAAAACGTTGGGAAGAAATATTTAAAAAGAAAAAGGAAGAAAAACCAAAAGAAGAAAAAAAGGATAAATAATGAAGATACCTATGTTTACAGCACAAACCGAATGGATTGAACCTGAAGAATTTCCTGACTTAAGATCCTATGATGAGATTGCAATTGACTTAGAGACAAGAGATCCTGATTTAAAAACAAAAGGATCTGGATCTGTTATTGGTAATGGTGAAGTTGTAGGTATAGCTGTAGCTGTTGCAGGTAGAAAATTTTATTTTCCCATTGCTCACGGATCAGGGAGCAACATGGATCGAAAAAAAGTATTAACATGGTTTGCAGATACTATGGCTTGTCCAGCTATAAAAATATTTCACAATGCAATGTATGACGTATGTTGGATTAGAAATTTAGGTATAAAAATCAATGGTTTAATAGTAGATACTATGATTGCAGCAAGTTTGATTGATGAAAATAAATTTGCGTATAGTTTGAATGCATTGTCATGGGAATATTTAGGTCATGGTAAAAATGAAGCAGCATTAAATGAAGAAGCAAAGTCTAGAGGATTAGATCCAAAGGCGGATATGTGGAAGTTACCACCGATGTATGTAGGTGCTTATGCAGAAAAAGATGCTGAGCTAACTTTAGAGTTATGGCAAAAATTTAAATCAGAAATTCTTTTACAAGATATAGAATCTATATTTAATTTAGAAACAGATTTATTTCCATGTTTAGTTGATATGAGATTTAAAGGTGTAAGAGTTGATGCAGATAGAGCTGCACAACTGAAAATTCAATTACAAACACAAGAAGAAGCTTTGTTGTTAGATGTAAAAAAAGAAACCGGTATTGAACCACAAATCTGGGCAGCAAGAAGTATTGCAAAAGTATTTGATAAACTTGGTTTAGAATATTCTGTAACAGAAAAATCACAAGCGCCTTCTTTTACTAAAAATTTTTTACAAGAACATAGTCATCCTCTGGTACAAAAAATTGCACAAGCAAGAGAGATTAATAAAGCTCACACAACTTTTATAGATACAATTATTAGATATGAACATAAAGGTAGAATTCATGCTGACATCAATCAAATTAGATCTGATCAAGGTGGTACTGTTACAGGAAGATTTAGTTATTCTAATCCTAATTTACAGCAGCTTCCAGCAAGGAACAAGGACCTAGGACCAATGATAAGATCTTTATTCTTACCAGAACAAAATCATACGTGGGGTTGTTTTGATTACTCGCAACAAGAACCAAGATTAGTTGTACACTATGCTGCATTAGAAAAATTTCCATCTGTCTATGATGTTGTTGATGAATACATTGATAATATGGATACTGACTTTCATAAAACAGTTGCTGATATGGCAGAAATACCTAGAAGTCAAGCTAAAACAATTAACTTAGGGTTGTTTTATGGTATGGGTAAAACTAAACTACAAGCAGAGTTAGGTGTTACTAAAGAAAAAGCAGACGAACTATTTAATATCTATCATAATAGAGTTCCTTTTGTTAAACAATTGATGAACTCAGTATCTAATAGAGCACAGAGTCATGGTCAGATAAGAACTTTACTTGGAAGATTATGTAGGTTTCATCTTTGGGAACCGAATATGTTTGGTATGCATAAAGCGTTGCCTCAAGAAGAAGCACTCAAGGAACACGGACCAGGGATTAAAAGAGCTTATACATACAAAGCTTTAAATAAATTAATTCAAGGTAGTGCAGCAGATATGACTAAAAAAGCTATGGTTGATTTATATAAAGAAGGTATTGTAGCTCATATACAAATTCATGATGAGTTAGATTTATCTGTAGAGTCTCAAGAACACGCTGATAAAATTATTGAGATTATGGAAAATGCTGTTAAACTAGAAGTCCCAAATAAAGTTGATTATGAATCAGGTGAAAATTGGGGTAAAATAAATTAATGGCAATATTAAACGCAGACATACCACCTATTTATTGCCAAGTAAGGAAGGAGTATCTTTATGATTTTAAAGAACATCATGGAGAAAGTGAAGAATGTGTTGTCTTCGGACTCACATCTATGGCAGGAGCTGCAACATTATTTAATATTATGTTGCCAAACGGCGCGATCTTTTTTAGATTGCCTATCTCCGCGTTTTTCCAAAAATCGTATGACAGAACCGAAGTGCCCGATATGCCGGTTGACACGCTTCAATTGTGGAATAGTTTTAGTTACTATCCTAGTGTTCATCATTTTGGTTATTTAATATCACAACGTTGTAAATATTTTGGAAAAGATAAAAAAGAATATTATGGAGAATATTTATTTACCATTGATTGGTGTCATCCAGAAAGTAATATTTTGGATACAGAACACAGTGAAATTCCTCATGAACATAAGTGTGGACATGTACTGGCTCTTGATAACGGTAATTTTGCAATTCAGCCTAATAATCGCATTCTGTGGAATATTAGTAATTTCACTACTCAGTCAACCGTACCTGATTATAAAGTTCAAACTACAGAATGGAATGTCGAAAATAAAGGTTGGGTTACAGAAGATTCTGATAAAATGTTCTACCAAATAGAAGATAAATAACATATAATACTTGGCTATGAAAATAGAGGTAGCCAGGAATGAACTATATGTTTACAGCCATATTAATAATATTAATGTGTTTAATGGCCCTATTTTTAGAACCTGGTTATAAAACCAAAGGAGGACAAATGAATTTTAAATGGGATTTAAAAAAACAAATTGATGAGAAAAGAAAATCTCAATCTGCTACTGCTCAACTTCGTAAAAGAAGTATGGATTCTATTGCTAGACCAAAAGCAGAAAAAAATATTACATCTAAAGATCCAAGGCTACAAGGCATATAATGTTTGACAGATTTATGTATAAATTTTTAGGTGGAATTGATAATTTGTTTTTAAAAATAGAAAATTTATTTACAAAAAAGAGGAGAAAAAATGAAAAAATGTAATCAATGTAAAAAAGATTTCGAACCAAAAGATGAATTGGATTTATTCTGTAGTCAAGATTGTAAAGAAGAGGCGTTAGCAGAACTAGATTCAGGTTCTGATGAGTGCCTATCATGTCAATAAAAATAAATGAAAACACAAGTATCGGTCTTCCGTTACGGAATTTAATTGGTTTGATCGCAGCCATAATTGTAGGCGCATGGTTTGCATTTGGTGTGATCGAAAGACTTAATAGATTAGAAACTAAAAATCAACTCTTTGAAAAAGATTTACTAGAAGCTAGTAAGCAAACTCCAATTGACCAGGAACAATTCATGCTTCTCGAACATATAGCAGAAGGACTAGAAAAATTAACTGAACGTGTTGATGGTATGATGAACAATAGAGTTAATATTGAAAGATTACAAACAGATGTAGAACGATTAAGAATTGATACAGAAAAATTAAAAGATAGCGTTAGAGCTAATATTGGAAAATTAAATGGGGATCATTAATGATTGGTATTGTTTTTGCGTTGTGTTTGTTTATTAATGGAGAGTTGATTGAACATCGAATACAAGATAGTCTATCTACTTGTTTAAAGATGAAAAGAGAAGCAACACGTAATATGGATATGACTAATAAACAATTTATGTGTGGTGAAGTCGAAGCCGAGCTTGAAAAAAATGTTGATGGTAGTATAAGCATAGGTAAAATTATTAAAGCAAAATGAACCTTTCCCGAAATTTTACTCTGCAAGAGTTAATCAAATCGGATACCGCTATCCGTAAAGGCATTGATAATAATCCTAATGCGGATCAAATAGAAAAATTAAAATTAATTTGTGAAAGAGTACTTCAGCCAGTACGCGATCAATTCGGTAGAGTGAAGGTGACCTCAGGCTACAGGTCTCCAGAACTATGTTTAGCAATAGGCAGCTCATTAGAATCACAACATACAAAAGCTGAAGCAGTTGATTTTGAAGTAAATGGAGTAGACAATGCTGAAGTAGCAGATTGGGTTTATAGAAACTGTGAGACAGATCAATTAATTTTGGAGTTCTATACTCCTGGTGAGCCAAACTCTGGATGGATCCATGCGAGTTATGTAGAGTTTAACCCAAGAAGACAATATATGCGAGCATATAGAGAAGATAAGAAAGTAAAATATAAACCTATAATAGGAAAGGCAGTAGATTTAGTATGAAGTCAATAAAATTTTTTAATAAAATAGATACAGTACATGGGTTTTGTGAAGAGTGTGAAGAAGAATCTATTTTAGTTGCAATTGTTTCAGATTATTATAGGTGTACTAATTGTGGACATGATACAAAACAACACATCAATGGTAGAATAAGATACTTACAACTTGATGAAAATGATAAACAATGGATTAAAGATAATATAAATAAAAATGGCTAAACAAAAATTTACACACTTTGTCCCAAGACCAAAACCTAAAAAACGGCCAGGCGTTCACAAAAAATCAAGAAATAAAAAAGAAAAATTACAACAAAAAAATACTAGATATAAAGGTCAAGGTCGTTAAATACTAGAACCGGTTTTTTCGCAAGTAAATTTAGGATATAATCCATATTCATTAATCATTTCTTCCTTAATATTCCAGCCATATAAAATATCAAAAGACTCACCTAGTCCATATTTTACACATTCAGCATGAGTATCGTACATTTTAGGGTAGATATAAGGCTCCTCCATAGGAGTAATACAAGTACTATCCAAGGTTGAACAAATTGCTATAATTAATAAATATTTCATATTGACATCTTGAGTAAATTACCATAACATCCCAGAAGAAATGTTATTATTAATGAAAGGTTTATACTAATGACTGATATAAGTAAATACAAAAATGTTTCTTTACCAAAAGAGACTTACAATAAAATTGATTCAATTCGAAAAGTTATTGTACCTGAGATGGTAGTAAGCCGTTCTCAGACAATTACCTTACTAGTTAATGAAAAAGCAAAATCATTAAATGGTAAATTAACATCAACCCTAAGAAAGAAAAAGCGAGGTAAATAATGGCTAAAAGTCCAACTGAAGTAACTTTTTTCAGAGCCGATCCTGTTTATAAATCTATGTTTGAGGAAGAAAAAAAACCTGAAACTAAATTATGGCAAGCAGTATTAGGTCAAGTATTAAATGATGCATTTGGTCCTGATAGATGGAACATAGCTCCAAAAGATAGAGCAGAAGCTTTAGAATTTTTGAAAGATTTTGAAAGTGAAACCTTTATTGAGTTATGTGAAAATGCAGGATTTAATCCTGAATATATAAAACGAAAAGTTAGAAAAAAGTTTGCAGAACAATTTGTTTCTGCTATAAATAACATAAGTATGAAAGTGAGGAATATAAATGAACAATAAAAAACTAAAACTTACTCCAAGTAAGAAAAAAGAATTAAGAAATTATTTTTTTAAATCTGATAACATTGATTTCGGTGAATTAACCCCGGCTCAAGTGGCTGTTAAAGCTGTTATGTTTATTGAAGGATTGTTAGATGCAGAAAATCAAAACACATTCTTTATAGAACAAATAACTGGTATTAAATTAACACCACCAGCTGATATTACACCAGAAACATTGTTTGGCAAAACTTACGATAAACTTTAATGAGTGGTAAGATGATTTGCCCAGAATGTAATGGGAACGGTTATATTGGTTCTGCAAAAGAACCAGACCTTGTTAGAAATTGTAATAAGTGTGACAATCAAGGTGAGATAGAAATTACTGAGGAGTCTATCAATGCTTTATTGGATAAAGTTGAATCTGCGAGGATGCAATGAATATTCAAGTCAAAAGAGACATACTCACTGTAACTCATCTTAGAAAGTTAGAAGAAGAAATAGATATGTTACGTAAACAAAAAATATATCTTCAATCTAAACTAAGGGAAAAGAATGACAAAAAAGAAACCGAAGAAAACAAAAAATAAAACCTGGATAGTGGAAGGCTATTACTATGATGGTAAGAATGCCTACACTTATCTCAGGGATCCTAAAACATTTAAAGAAAAACGAATAAAAGGAATAGCATGACTCCAAAACAACGACGACTAAAAAATTTTCAAAAATCAAGGACAATAGTGAAAATAAAAAGAATAGTATTTGGTATAATTTTTATATCAGCAGCTATTTTTTCATTAGCAATATTATTAAGGAGTTTAAATGATTAGAGGAGATAGTACAGAATATGAATTATTGGATAAATGGACTAAAGGATTTGATTGCATGGGTTATAAAACTTGTGAAATTGGAGTTCGTGAAGGATTGGGATCAAAGATTATTATGGATAACGTTGTTAACAACTACCTCCATGTTGGCGTTGATCCTTATGGTAATTTAGAATACCAACATTACGATGACACAGGTGCCTATACCTGTGATTATACAGATGAAATGCGAGATACTATGTTGAGTGATTTTAAACCCTATATTAATCAAGGTAAATTTACTTTGTGTAATATGACTGACACACAATTTATGAATGACACTGAACATAGACATTCTAAATTTGCATTTGTACATCTTGATGGGCCTCACATGACTAAGGATGTAATCACTGAAGCGGTGTGGTTTGCAAATAGATCTGTTAAAGGAACACGTTTTGTATTTGATGATTATAAAAAATATAACATGACCCATTTAATGAATATGTTAGATTTTTTTAATTTTGTGCTTATTGAACCCGGGAAAAATAAAATATGTTTCGAAAAAAAATAAAGGAGAAAATATATGAGCGTAATCCATCTACTGGTGTTATTCGTTGGAGATATACAGATGAGTCACATGATAAATTTGGTTGGCCAAACTATGGGAGGATATTAAAAAATGATAAAAGTAAAAGAAAATGAATATCCATTGTACTATGATTGCATAGTAACCGATCAAATAGATTCAAAAGGTATAGCAGAACTTTTTGAAGATAAAGGATTTAAAAATTATTGGAATAAAAGAAAGAAAGAACAAGAAAAAATATATGCCAAAGATTAAACACATTGTAATTAATGATTACAAAAAATATTGGATTACTGATACTGCACAAGGTCATTTAATTAAAATCTGTCATGGTGATAAAGATCAAGTTACTGAAATTGATTTAAGGTGGAGTAATAGAAAAAGAGATAGAAGTAACAGAGTCATTAATGAGCGATAAGTCTTTACCTCAATCTACTCAATGGCGAGCAGATAATAAACAAAAATTTTCTGACCATTATGTTGCTTATTGGACTAATGAAATTAATTTTGTTAGAGAAATAATTGGTATTCGATACCGACCTAGTCAAAATAAATGGAAAGTTAGTATGACTAGAGATGAGATATATGCAGAACTTATTTTACATATACAAAAGATGAAGGATAAATTTCCTGATTCAGATGGGAGACTCTGTCGTATCTGTTACAACCCTTGGACTTATCAAAGATCCAACCCTACTATGGATCAAATAGGCACTGGAACAAGTGGATCAACAGCGCCTCGTAAAAATTTTGAAAGAAATTTTTCAATGGATCGTTTTGATACAGCTAGAGGATATGAAAAAGGTAATATTATTTTCTGTTGTCGTAAATGTAATCAAGCTAAAAATTCATCAGAAAAATGGATGTGGTTACGTTTATTAGAAATAGATAAGGAGTTAAATGAATCTTAAACAAACTAAATGTAGTAAAGGATCTTTTATTCATTTAGAGAATGATAAATATATTCCAGAGTCTTTAGTTAAATATGATGGCTGGGAAAATGAAATCTATGATGAATGTAAAAAATTTTTAAAACCAGATTCTAATATTATAGAAGTAGGTGCACATATTGGCACACATTGTATTCCATTATCTAAATTAATTCCTCAAGGATTTATTTATGCCTTTGAGATACAAAGATTTATACATCAATTACTATGTACTAATATTATATTAAACAATTCTGGTAATGTTCATACCTATCAAGAAGCAGTATCTAATTACAATGGTGAAGTTAAAGTAGGTTTAGTTGATCACAATCATCATGACAATAGTGGTAATGTAAAATTTTTAGATTTAATATTGGATCAAGGTTATCCTTTACCTGTTACAACTTTAGATCATAAGTTTAAATTTTTAAAAAAATTAGATTTAATTAAAGTGGATGTTGAATGTCATGAGCTGCAGGTCTTACAAGGTGCCTATGAACTCATTAAAAAACATAAACCTATTATTGTAACTGAATACCATACGATTAAAACTAAACACACTAACGGTAACAAAACTGATATTATAAATTTATTTCCTAATTACAATTGGCGAGAAGTCATCGGTGAGTATGAATTAAATGATAAGTTAGTTAAAAATTTTAATATGATAGGAGAACCTAAATGAAGTTAAATAGTTTATATGAATACCCGACATCAAGCAGAGCATTATATAATGGAGAGAGAATGTATGATGTAGCTAGTGAGACTAAATTACCATCGGTTACAACTATATTATCCGCAACACAGCCGCCTGAAAAGAAGGCATCTTTAGCTGCGTGGGCTGCTAGAGTAGGCGTTGATGCAGCTGATAAGATCAGAGATGATGCTGCAGCTAGAGGGACTATTATGCACAATATACTTGAATCATGGATCAAGGACCAACCACACGTAGATTTGACAGAAACTGGCCAATTAGCAGAGAAAATGGCTTATCAAATCCTCATAAATGGCCTTAGAGACCGTTTAAATGAATATTGGGGTATGGAGGTCACATTGTACTATCCTGGGCTTTATGCGGGCGCTACGGACGTTGTAGGGCTATATGAGGGAGCAGAGAGTATTGTAGACTTTAAACAATCTAATAAACCTAAAAGGCGTGAATGGATTGAGGATTATAAGTTACAATTAGCGGCATATGCATTAGCTCATAACGAAGTTTATGGAACTAGTATTAATAAAGGTGTTAATTTAATCTGTACTAAAGATTGTTATTTTCAGAAATTTGAGTTTGATGGTAATGAATTTAGACAGGCTAAGTTTGATTGGCTTAGAAGAGTGGACCAGTATTATAATGAAAAGGATAAGAATGTCTAGAAATATAAAAATACAGACGGATGAGTTGGACAATATTAAGGTTGCATACGACAAGGCCGATGGATCACGGAACAAGGACCAGTTGAAAAAAGAATGGTATGATAAGCTTCAATCAATTGCGGCACAAATAAGGCAGAATAAAGGCAATGCATTGTAGGAACTTTCCAAATAAAAAAAGTGGCTCCTAGTGCGGATTGTAGGTTTTTTAAAAAAAAGTTCCTACACTAATAAGCCGCAGTATACAACAATTCTAATCGATTTTCAGTCCATTGTAGGGATTGTAGGGATTTTTTCGAGGGTAAGTGAAAAAAATTTTTTCAAAAAAAAGTTGGAGAGGCTCAAAACACCTACAATTTGTCGAAAATCGTCTAGAATTGGCTACTAGTGCGGCTAATCACTGTAGGAACTTTTCAAAAAAAGTTCCTACAGGACCCACAATCATTGGTATAAGCCACTTTTTTTTCCTACAATTTTAAAAAAGTTCCTACAATCACTCTAATTGTACAGCTCCAGGTTGAATTGGGACATCAAAAGATAGGATACTTAAAAATATATGCTATAAAGGGGCATGCCTAAATCCAAAAGAAAAAAGTCAAAATTTAAATCATTGATTATCGATAAGAAGAGATATTACTTCTATCGTATAGTGTGGTTAGATATCTTAGGGGATAGTGGGCACGCAAACGCTGAAGAATTTAATAACATGAAACCTGCAGAGATGGTTAGTTATGGATATGTTTTTTATAAAGATTCTAAAGTAGTAAAAACTTTTGCAAGTTATGATTCAAAAGAAGAATGTTTTAGTGATCGTAATGTATTCCCAGCAGGATGTATTGTTAGATTGGAGAAAATTAATCTATAACTTCTGATGAAATCTCTTCTGATTCAATATCTATATGTTTTGGTAGTGTACGCTCTGATGACGACTTTGTATTTTTTACTTTATCTTTAAATTCTTTATGAGCAACACCTTCTAATATTGGAGAGTATTGATCTAATACATCTGCAATTCTACTATCTAATTCCTCTTCAGATAAATCATCTAACTTACCAGTTCTAATAATCTTTTGTTCAACATATAATCCAGCAGCTTTACCTCTAGCAACTTCAGCATTGATAGCAGCTGTCCAAGCTTTGGCATCCAATGCATCATTTCTCATTTTACCTAAATGCATTAAGTGTGATTCAAAATTGATATCATATTTTTTTAAAATTTCTTGTCTAAGCTGACCAATGTATTGTGCTACTAAGGGATATAGTTTTGGGTTCTGTAATTCTGATGCTGTTACATGAGCTCTGTCTTCAGAATAAGCTGCAGCAATAGCACATTGAGTAGCTGTTTTTCTACCTTCATTGTAAACTAATTCTTGAGCAAATTTAATTTGCTTTGGTGTTAATTGCTTCGATAATCCCATGTGTCGTTTTGTCGCATTTGTAAGTATTGACTATTAACGTAAGATCATGTAAAAGTCAAATACATCTTACCTCCGTATGATGTGCTGGTCTTTGTTCAATCTGGTTACAAAGGCTAGAACTTTTATATACATTGGTGGGGATCGGCTTACGATGCCGTGGAAGATATCCATTCGGCTGATACTGGGTCCCCGCTCTAAAAATTATGGTGTCAGGAAAATTATTTAGACAAATCTTAGATAAGTTTATTGCATCACCCGTTGGTGGTGAAGCAAGAGTCCAAGTAGTATTACCTAATGGAGAATTTTACGATATCACTGGTGCTAAGTTAATGCAGAATAAATTAATTGGAGTGAGAGAATCACATAGAATTGTACTTACAGTCACACCTGAAAGAGCTCGAATGGGCAAAGTTTTGAGAAGATTATAACCATCCTACTTACGGTAAATTTATGGCCAAAGATGAGTCCAAATTTTGGCAACAAGTTAAGACAAACATCAAGCAAATTTCCTTTACTAGACTTGAAAGTTGGGCCTCTGCAGGCGTGCCAGATTTGTTATGTTACAATGAAAAAGGGAAGTTCTTTACAGTTGAATTGAAAGTAGAGAAACGTAAAAAATTAACCTTTTCACCACACCAAATTGCGTTCCACATGAAACATCCAGGCAATACTTTCATCTTGGCAAAGGCCCTCGATCCTTTAGCCATAAAACTTTATGAAGGAAAAGATATTCTAAAACTCGTGAGCCGTGAACCATGTACCCCGGTCGCTGAGTCATGGACCAAGGTTCAAGAATTTCTTGTCAATGTGACATAACGTCGCAGCCAGGCTGATAGTGCTTGTGGGCGGGACCCACCCTCTCCCTCTCTCTACTTGTGGCTGTGGTAATGCTTGTGGGCTATGAGGACTAATGCCTTTTTCCAGGCACAAAAAAACCCGGGCGAGAAATCGCCCGGGTTGGAGGTAGAAACTATTTTAAATCTATATTCTTTTCTAATTTTTCCTCCAGTAAATCCACTCCAGCTTTTATCCATCTTCGAATAAACTTGAAACGTGGTTCCTCTTTGATGTTGGTTTTGTAACCAATCAAGCTTTGAACTCTTTCCTTCACCTCTGAAAGAGGAGTTCGTGTAACCCATGGTCCAAGACCCAACATTTGAAGAAACATAATCCGGAAAATAATCTCGTCCGCATTCTCCGCTGTAACATCCTTGATGTCTAAATACATCATGGTCCAGCAAAAGTTTGCAGCTGAGACGTGTTGCTCCTCGGTCCATCCTTCTGTGTCCAAGGCTGTGTAGTCGTATTGTAATGCCATATTCACCTCCGTTGTTAAATTGACATCCTACAATATCCCATAACAATAAGGCATAAATGTGGCAGCGTGAAAAATATTTTAAGTTATCCACAGGCTTGTGCCTGTGACCTTGTACCACGGCCCATGCGACAATTTGCCTGTCAAGTGCATGATTGTCACATGTGACAATTTGTCGCACCCAGGAGAGAGCTTGTGGGCGAGGCCCACCCAATCGCCTTCGGCGCTTTCCCGTTGAGGAAAGTGCTTGTGGGCTATCCGGGCTTGTGGCTTTC